AGAGAAATAGCAAGAGTCAAAAACTCTGTCAATACAAACCTACTGATCATGGATGAAGTCTTTGATTCATCTCTTGATGGATTTGGTACTGATGAGTTTCTTAAAATCATCAGGTATATCATTAGTGACGCTAATATCTTTGTCATCAGTCACAAGACTGGTATGGAAGATAAGTTTGAAGAGGTAGTCAAATTTGAAAAGGTAAAGGGATTCTCAAGGAAGAAATGATTGAATTTAAAAATTGCCTTATTGATAGAAATCTATTTCCTAGTTTTCTTATGTCTACTGATTTAACTTCTCATATTGATAATGAGGATGTTATATCTGATTTCTTTAAGGTAAAGAAAAAAGATAAAGGTGAGAAAAAAACTAATGTTATAGGATGGCATTCTTCTATAAAACTTGATGATCCAGATCATCCACATATATCTAAAGTGATGAATCTTGCTGAAACTTTTGTTAATCAGTTTTTAGACAATGAAGAAACCAATTTGCAAGTCACTAATATGTGGTGTTGGTTAATAGAGAATGGTGTTGGAGCATATAATGTAGTCCATAATCATGGGAAGCAGGATTTGATTGGAGCGTATTATATTGAGGTGCCTCCAAAAGCAGAGGGAATGACATTACTTAGAACTGATGCTTTCACTCATACTAAACTGTGTGGATCAAATAACTCCTCTGATTTTTCTGTTGATTTTATTGTAGATGCTATTGTTGGGAGACTGTATATTATGCCAGGACATCTCTATCACTTTGTAAAACCCTTTGATGATAAAGGGTATAGAAGGTCATTAGTATTCAATATAGGGGTTAGTAAGAAGTAATATTAAGAAAGATTGATTAATTTAACATTGATACATTCTTTCATTAAAAAACTGAAATATGTGGATTTGCTGACTATATAGTGTGTGAATTGGAGATCTTTGTTTATGCACAATCTAGTTTCCCATAATGAACTTGCATCCTGGAAGTGGGATGAAAAATCAAAGACTGATGAAAAATACGATCAAGTATCCGATTACTTCCAATGCATTTCAGAGTGTAACATTGTAGATAACAACGCTAGGAGGTTTTGCAGACACATTCTAACTTCATAGAAACTAAACAAAACTAAAAGGAGATTATCTCACTGAAGACCCCTGCCATATATGGTGGGGGTTTAGTTCGTGTAGGAATAAATATTGAAGAAAGAAAGAATTATTATGCTTTCTACTAAATATCGTCTTAGACTTGAGTACATTTGTTCTAGAATTGCAAAGGGCGAAGAAGTAAAACTTGAGGATATGATTTGGGCTGATAAGTTGGCAAAGACCCACACATTAGCTAGAGATTGGTTGCAAAAAGCAAGACGTCAATCTTCCCAGAACATTGAAGAAGGCAGCACAGATGATTTTCTGAATAGGATGGGTTTAGGAGATCCCGACCCATCCAATCACAAAACGGGATTCACTGATGCTGACGATATTAAGGATTGGTTTCAGCAAGATAAACCTAGTGATTGGAGGCAACGTGACTGATTATGTCTGTATCCCTATGTGGGATCCCATTTATGAAATGATGCGATATCATTGGGTACACAAGTCTGAAAAGGATCCTGTGCAATTAGCGAAAAACCTCAACCCAGAGCAAGAAGTGTTATGACAATTAAGATTACACCTCAAACATATATTGAGAGGAAGACCTAATGATTGATACAATTGTAGTTTATTCAAATGGTAGTCAAGAGTGTGAGAGAATTTGTATGCTTCTCAAATCTCTTGATGGTGAGTTCTTAGAGTACAAACTCAATAACCATTTCACACAGAGATCATTTGAGAATGAGTTTGGTGTTGAGGCAGGTTATCCACAGGTTGCTATTGGAGCAAATCATATTGGTAATTTGAAAGAAACTTTGCAGTGGATGAAGAGCAAGCATATTGTGTGACAGTTGGCAAACTGTCTACTACTGCCAAAATTCTGGTCTGAGTGCTGTAATATAGTCATATACAAAGCAAAGCAGTAATGGCAGTCAATTACGAAATCAAATCACAACTTGCCAAACTCCTTGCTACTGAGGATTTGGTGGTTGAGAATCGTAATGTTGAGACAGCACAGTTTAATGTTGAGACACGTGTTCTGACTCTTCCTATGTGGAAGCGTGCTAGTGAGACTGTTTATGACCTTCTGGTGGGTCATGAAGTAGGTCATGCTCTTTACACTCCTGATGATTGGAGTTGGGAGGATCGTATTCCTCAGCAGTTTGTGAATGTGACTGAGGATGCACGCATTGAGAAACTGATGAAGCGTCGCTATCCTGGTCTCTCTAAATCCTTCTATAAGGGTTATAAAGAGATGACAGATAATGACTTCTTTGAGATTGATGGTCAAGACCTAAGTAAGATGAACCTTGCTGATCGCATCAACCTGTACTGTAAGATTGGCACTTTTGTTGATATTCCATTCTCTGATAAAGAGATGGAGTTTGTTGAGATGGTTAATGAAAGTGAGACATTTGGTGATGCAGTCCTGGCAGCAGAACTTCTTTATAAGTATTGTAAGGAGCAGATTGATAATAGTGAGAAATTAGCAGAAGCTCCTACACCTGATGGAAACAAAGGTGATAGTGTTGATTCATCACAGCAGCAAATGCCAAAGGCAGAGAGTCAAGATTCTGAGAACTCAGAAGAATCTGAGGAGAAAGAAGATATGACTCATGAAGAAATGTTGGAAGAAGCAGAGCGTCGTGAAAAAGGGAATGAACTTAGTAAAGTTGACCCTCTTGAAATTCAGACTGATGAAAGATTCAATGAAGGTACAAAAGATTTAGTTGGAAATGTTGAGGGTGTCAGAGAGTTAGGATACTATGAAATCCCTAATTTTGATGTTAATAATTACATAATCTCTAATGAGAAAGTTCATCAGGATTTAGATAGTCATTGGGAGAGAGAACTCACACCTCTTGAAGACAGTAATGGTAATAGTCATGTTGCTAGTTTTGAATTGGCAGATGCTGAGTACAAAAAGTTCAAGAAGAATTCACAACGTGAAGTAAACTTTCTTGTTAAAGAGTTTGAGTGCAAGAAGTCAGCAGATGCCTATGCACGTGCTGCTACTTCTAGGACTGGTGTTCTTGACTGTACCAAATTGCATACCTATAAGTACAATGAAGATCTGTTTAAGAAAGTAACCACTCTCCCTGATGGTAAGAACCATGGTCTTATCTTTCTTCTTGATTGGTCTGGTTCTATGGCTGACTATATTCAGGATACAGTCAAGCAGGTATTCAATCTGATTTGGTTCTGCAATAAGGCAAACATACCATTTGATCTGTATGCTTTCACCAATAGTTATCATGATACAGATAGGCAAAGTAACAATCTTGATTGGAAAGAAAATACTTTCTGGCTTTCTAATGACTTTTCTCTTCTGAACTTATTGTCTAGCACTTGTAAACAGAAAGATTTTGAGAAACAGATGTTGAATATTTGGAGAAGTGTATTTGGTATGAGGAACTACTGTAACTACAATATTCATCCTTCTTATAATTTGTCAGGAACTCCTTTGAATGAAGCAATCTGTTGCCTTCACCACATCATTCCTGCATTTAAGAAAAACAATGACCTTCAAAAAGTGCAGGTTCTTGTCTTGACAGATGGTGAGGCAAACTCTATGCCTGTTGCTAAGAAGTATTGGAGTGCTTATCATAAGAAATGGGATGTAGGGACAGCACATGTCTATCCTGATATGTCTTACCTGCGTAATCGTAAAACTGGTATGACTTATAAATTTTCTGGTGAGTACTTCAAGTTTACAGAAGTATTCCTAAAAGATTTGCAAGCAACTTTCCCTGATACAAACTTTATTGGGATTCGTATTGCTGCCAATAGGGATATCTATAGTTTTGTTAGAAGGTACACTATGCTTACTGATAAAATGATTAAAGGAATTAAGAAAGAAAAGTTTATCGCTATTGATAATAGTGGATACACCACTTACTTTGGTCTTGTCAGTCAGAGTCTTTCTAATGATGTTGAGTTTGATGTTGAGGAAGGTGCTTCTAAAACTAAAATCAAAACAGCATTTGCTAAGAATTTGAAGGCAAAGTCCCTAAATAAAAAAGTTCTTAGTCAGTTCATGGACCTGGTCTGCTGACCAGTTGTCTAACTGTCTCATCCCACCTCTCAGAGGGGTGGAGATGCCTTATACTATCTTTGTTGACCACAGAACACACACTACAAAATCATGGCTCTTTCACCTGAATACATCACCTCTTCACTCACCAATCTTTATGGTTCTGAAGTAGTTGCTGCTGATGTACGTGCCTGGTGTGCAATGAATGGAACTACTTATCAGACTGTGACTAAAAAACTTGATGACTATAAAGTTGGTCGTGGCAAGTGGAATCTAACTGTGCAAGAGAAACTAGAACAAAAATACCAAGCACCAGCAGGACTGCCTGCTATTGAACAAAACCTTATCCCAGAGAAAGATGATACCTTCGTCAAGTTTGGTAATTTCGCTGATATTAAAAAAATTATTAGCTCCAATCTTTTCTATCCTACATTCATTACAGGACTTTCTGGTAATGGTAAAACGTTTCTTGTTGAGCAAGCTTGCGCTCAACTCAAGCGTGAGTTAATTCGTGTCAACATCACCATTGAAACTGATGAAGACGATCTTATTGGTGGTTTTCGTCTTATTAATGGTGAGACAGTTTGGCATAATGGTCCTGTCATTGAAGCTCTTGAAAGGGGAGCTGTTCTTCTTCTAGATGAAGTTGACCTGGCATCTAACAAGATTCTGTGTCTGCAATCTATTCTGGAAGGTAAGGGTATCTTCCTTAAAAAGATTGGTAAGTTTGTCCAACCTAAGAATGGTTTCACTGTCATTGCTACTGCCAATACTAAAGGTAAAGGTTCTGAGGATGGACGCTTCATTGGTACAAATGTTCTGAATGAAGCATTTCTAGAACGCTTTTGTGTGACCTTTGAACAGTCCTATCCTACTGCTGCTACTGAGCAGAAAATTCTTGAAGGTATTGCTAATGACCTTAATGTGGTTGCCCCTGCTTTTTGTAAGCACTTGGTAGATTGGGCAGACATCATTCGCAAGACCTTCTATGATGGTGGTATTGAGGATGTAATCAGCACTCGTCGCCTGATTCACATCATTCGTGCTTACAGTATCTTTGCTGACAAGGAGAAAGCAATCAAAGTTTGTATCAATCGTTTTGATGATGAGACCAAAGCATCATTCATTGAACTTTATGACAAAGTAGATGCAGACTTTGATATGAATGTTGACAACTCCACTGAAAGTTGATATGATTAATGCATGGTCTATGTTATATGATGAAATGAATGACCTTGACTGGGTAAGTGCAAATGGGGGGTTTGAGTATACTCCTACTCCCTATGATGTAGCAGAAGGTGGTCTTAATGTAAACATTGGTGTTGGTACAGAACATGATTGGAATGAATTTTGGAGTTCTATGAAAGAAGATGTGATTGAATTTAATCTTGGCAATAGCCAACCTTGGAAATATAATGAAGAAGAAATTGTAAAAGAACTTCTTTATTATATTAGAGGAACTTATAGTCAGCATTATGCTGCTAATGACCAGAACATCCAAACACTAGATTTTATTGAGGCATCTCATGGTGATGGTGAGTCATTTGCCAGAGATAACATCCTCAAATACACTTCCCGCTATGATAAAAAGGGAACACCAAAACGTGACATTATGAAGATCTTGCATTATGCTGTTCTTCTAATGCACTTCAATGAAAAAAACGCACCACAACGTGAAATTTACCCACAATGAATATGAAAC